GAATACGCATCATCCCAGGGCTTCATGGGGACTCCTGGCGAGCTTTACCGCACCCCTGAGCAGCAGGAACTCTATGTCAAAACCGGTCGCAGCCAGACGATGAACTCGTTGCATTTAAAGCGTTTGGCGATTGACTTCAACTTCTTCCAAGACGGCAAGTTGGTCTACGACAAGAAGGTGCTCGCTCCGCTGGGTGCCTATTGGGAATCTTTGCATCCGCTCAACTCCTGGGGCGGAAATGGCGTTAAGCTCGTGGACACGCCACACTTCAGCCGAGGCGACGGCAAACCTGAATGGAGACGCGTCACATGAAAAAGCCCAAAGTTGCTGCTCTCAAAAAGGGCGGCACCGTCAATGCCGCCGGCAACTACACCAAGCCCGAGCTGCGCAAGCGGATCGTGAGCCAGGTCAAGGCCGCTGCCACGCAAGGCACAGGCGCGGGGCAGTGGTCCGCGAGAAAAGCACAGTTGGTCGCCAAGAAGTACAAAGCCGCAGGCGGGGGGTACAGAGATTGAAAGCCCCTCAGAAAAGTCTTAAAGATTGGGGCGACCAGAAGTGGAGAACCAAGAGTGGAAAACCCTCTAGTAAAACAGGGGAGCGGTACCTTCCAGAAGCTGCGATCAAAAGTCTAAGCCCTGCTGAGTACGCTGCCACAACGCGTGCAAAACGCGCTGGCAAAAAAGCTGGAAAACAGTTTGTAGCGCAACCCAAAACAATTGCAAAGAAAACAGCGGGATTTAGGTAATGGCACTTCTTAGACTGTTCTTAAAACCTGGCGTTGACAAGCAGAACACCGAGTACGGTGCTGAGGGCGGCTGGGTGGACAGCGATTACGTGCGGTTTCGTTATGGTCTGCGCGAGAAGCTAGGCGGCTGGACGCAGTTTGGCAACACGCAGGGGAACTTTGTTGGCTCTGTCAGTGACATCTTCACGTGGAACGATTTGGCAGGCTCACCTTACGCGGCCCTTGGAACGAACCGCAAGGTCTATGTGTTCTACGGCGGTACGTGGGCCGACATCACCCCTATTCGGGACACTGGTGCATGCACATTCACCACCACCAACGGCAGCACGACAGTGGTTGTCAATGACACGGCCCACGGGGCGATTCAAGGGGACTTTGTCACCTTCAGCGCCGTCTCAGGCAATCCAGGAGGGATTACCAATGCCAGTCTTACAAATGAATTTGAGATTCAAGCCATACTTACTAATGGCACTTACACAATCCTCTCCCCGACCCAAGCGACCTCAACGGCAGCGGCGGCCGGGGCGGCAACCGCGACCTACCAGATCAACGTCGGAAGTGATGTCAGCTATGTAGACTTTGGCTGGGGCACCGGCACGTGGGGCCTGAGCACCTGGGGCACGCCCCGTCCTGCCTCTGCTGCGTTGGCCTTGCTCGCCAGGGTCTGGCAGTTTGACAACTTTGGCCAGCTCCTTATCTTGCAAGCGGTTGACGGCGGCATCTACGAGTGGAATCCCACCTCGGGCCTCGGAACGCGGGCCACGGCCATTTCAGGCGCGCCAACCAAGAGCAAATTTGCGCTGGTCTCAACTCCTGACCGGCACCTGGTGTGCTTTGGCACGGAGTCTACGTTGAGTAGCCCAGGGACCCAGGACCCGATGTTTGTGCGCTTCTCTTCGCAAGAGGACATCAACGACTTTGTGGCCACTGCGACCAACACGGCTGGCGGACAACGGCTCACGGACGGCAACGAGATTATCTCGGCGTTGCGCTCACGGGGTCAGATTCTGATTTGGACAGACACGTCCATTCATGGCCAACAATTCCTTGGTCCGCCTTACACCTTTGGTTTTCAGCAGTTGGGTGCCAACTGCGGCATCATCGGACCGCATGCGGGCGCTGACGTTAATGGTGTGGCTTATTGGATGAGCAAGGACGCGTTCTTTGTGTTTGACGGCTCGGTCAAGAAGATTCCTTGCACCGTGCAGGACTACGTTTTTGGAGACATTAACATTGCACAGGCGAGTGCTGTTAACGTAGGCATCAACACCCAGTTCAACGAGGTGACGTGGTTCTACCCGACATTGAGCAGTGACTACATCGACGGCTTTGTAACCTACAACTACATGGAAAACGTCTGGTCAGTGGGCACCTTGTCCCGCACGGCGTGGGCAGACATTGGCACGTTTGAAAAACCTCTGGCTACCGAGTACGATCCTTCAGACAACGCGGCTACTATTTCCACAATCTACGGCCTTACAGCCGGCCGCAGCCATCTGTACAACCAAGAGGACGGGGTGGACAACAACGGTGTGGCCATTGACGCATACGTGTACTCGGGGTACTTTGACATTGGTGACGGCGACCAAATGCTGCTGATGCAAAGGTTTATTCCTGACTTTAAGCGCCAGGAAGGCAACATCACTGTAGGCCTTCGCCTGCGCCCTTACCCACAGGCTGCTGCAGTAGCAAGTTCTTTGGACCCCTATGTGATCACACCGGACACGCAGTTTGTCAGCACGCGCGCACGAGGACGTCAAGTTCAATTGCGCATTGAGAGCGACGAGCTGGGCAGCTTCTGGCGTTTCGGCACGATGCGTGTCGATATCACGCCTGATGGATTGAGATGAGCAAGATTACCAACGTCCGCCTGCCCAACGCGTCGCCCTCGGGCTACGATCCACAGCAGTTCAACCAGCTTGTGCGTTCGCTTGAGCAGATTATTTTGCAACTCAACAACACGTACACACCTATCGTCACGGAGGACAAGGACCAGGCGCAAACCTGGTTCTTTGGAAAATAATGGGAAACGCATACAAACGCTTTCAAAAAACGCCGTCCGCAACCATACCGTTAATTGTGTTAACGGTTCCTGCTGCCACAACCGCAATTGTCAAGTCTATTTGGGTAGCAAATATAGGTGTAAGTAGCACCAACATAACGGTCACCTTTGCTCCTGACGGGGCTGGAACGCACTACCTCGTGCCCCTGGAATCGGTAGCCCCAAACAAGTATGTGGACCTCTTGGCCGGCTGGAACGCGGGTCCTTTGGTGTTTGAGGAATACGATGAGCTGTTTGTTACTTCTTCGCAAGACTATGTCTACGTGACTGTGAGTGCGCTTTTAGTGGACAGAAGCTAAGAATCTAACGGATAATAATGCCATTAACGCGTCCTTTCCCGGCGCGCGGCCCATGAGGCCCTTGGCAAAAACTGGAAAGGACTATCATGGCAACTGAAGGAATCATGGCCTTGCCTCAGGGCATGGGCATGCAGGGCGAACAAGCCCAACAACAGCAAAGCGTCACGAGCGCAGACTCGTATGACGCCGCCCAAACGGCGCTTGGCATGGTCAACCCTGAGGGGCAAGCCGCCCTGAAGGAAGCAATTCGCCAAAATATTGGCGATGTCCAGTTGACTCCTCAACAGACCAGCATACTCATTCAGGTCTTTGAATACGTCAGTCAAAACCCTGGCGACTACAAAAACCTGCTCCAAAAAATGATTGAGGCAGGTGCCCTTGAAAAGGGGGACATGCCGGAAGAATACGACCCAGAATTCATCGGTGCGATGCTTGCCGTGTTGCATGAAATGCAGCAAATGCAAGGTGCTGGCGCTCAAGAGCCCATGGACATGTCACCTGTCGTTGAAGGCCTGCAGCCCGTGGGCATGGCCTCTGGTGGCCTGGCGGATGTTGGCCAGTACCTGGCCGCCAAGGGTCGCGGCGGCGACAGCATCTTGGCACACATCACGCCTGAAGAAGCGGCAATGCTCAAGCGCCGTGGTGGCTCAGGCACGATCAACCCTGCTACGGGTTTACCCGAGTTCAAAGGTGGCGTGATTGGTGGTGCGCTTGACGCCATTGGTGGCGCAGTCCAAGGCGTTGTAAACATTGCCAAGGACGTGATAAAAAGTCCCGTTGGGCGGATCATGGCTACCGTTGCGTTGGCCACGGTCCTCGGGCCAGCAGGCATTGGCCTGACGATGAGCACTGCAACGGCAGCCGGAATGGCCGGAGCAGGGGTGTCTCTCCTGGGCGGCGGTTCCATAAAGGACGCACTGATTGGTGGCGCAATGGGCTACATCGGCGGCGGTGGCACGATCATGGGCGCAAGCCCTGTCAGTGCCCTTGGTCAGTACCTACCGGGCGCAGTTGGCGGAGCGTTGAACACGGGCCTGGCCACAGGTGTGATTGGGGCCGGTATCGGCAAGTTGGGCGGCATGAGCACGCAAGACGCGTTGCAGATGGGCCTGATGTCGGGTGCAACCTCCGCAGCGTTGCAGGGATTAAGTTCCAAAGGTGGCGCAACCGATGCTCAAATGCGAGACACTTCATTTACCGGAGACAGTGGCACGGGAGCCGTTGACGCTCCTGGCCCCATTAGCGACCCCGGGCCCACAGGACCCACCGGGCCTACCGGGACTGCGCAAGACCTTCTAGCCCGTGGCGGCCCACAGTCCGGCGGTCCTGGCTTGAAGATGCCTCCAATGGGGTCATCTACCCGTTTTGACCCAAACTACAGCCTGTACGACGCTCCCGCTCCTGGCCCTGCGCCAGGGATGGGCTCTGTGCCAGGAATGGCCGACGCTTCTGGTTCTGGAATTCGCCTTGGAGCTACGCCGGCGGGTGCAAGTGGACCGGATTTGTATGCCATGCAGGGGACTCCAATGACGGGCGTTCGCGGCATGGATGGAGCCACTGGTGCTGGGCTTCGTGGAAGCGCCGCCGTCACCAGTGCGGACCTTGCGAGGGGAATTGGTGGAACAGCCTCGGACACCAACTACAGTCTTACCGCTGCTAAACCTTCCATTCCCCAGCCTGCCAGCTTTGTCGACAAGATGGTCTCAGGGGCCAAGGGCCTGTACGACGAATATCTGTCGCCCAGCCGTCCCGGTGTTGGCGCTGATGCAGGTTTCCTGACAAAGTACGGTCCTTTGGCCTTGGCCGGCACTGCCGCAATTGCCGCAACAGGCGGCACGAAAGAAGAACCTGCTGAAAAGAACCCAGCGTTTGACCGCAACTACACTGGCATGGACTACATGCGGGATAACCCTGACATGTTTAGAGGTGGTCTCAGCACTTACAACAGGCCAACAACGCCTGACAGCCCGGTCGTTCCAACGCCCTCCTACAGCACAATCCCTGTTGGGCAGCCGGGCATGGTGACACCTGGTGGCGTGACCCGAAGCCCTGGCGGCGTGGCGCAGCCATACAACGTGTCGGGCCTCTATGGCGTGCCTTTGATCTACGGCCCCGATGGCCAGCTTCGTCGCATGGCCAAAGGCGGAGACGCCAAGATGACGCAGTTCCCGCGCAAGAACGGCCCAATCAACGGCCCTGGCACCGGGACTTCCGATGACATTCCGGCAATGCTGTCTGACGGCGAGTTTGTGTTCACGGCCAAGGCTGTGCGCAACGCCGGAGGCGGCAGTCGCCGCAAGGGCGCGGCTCGCATGTACAAGGTAATGAAGAAGCGCGGAGGCGGAGCCGGCACGGGGGAATAA